TTAAGACGGAGGCAGAAACTACTAAGACTTCTCTCGAAACTGCTAATACTGCAAGTCTGGATTACCGTAGGAAATATATCATGGTAGCCTACAATATCGCACCAGACTCCGAGACTGGTCAGAAGCTGCTTGAGAAAGATATGTCTCAGCTTGAGTCTTTTGAAGAGGCTTTGAAAGCCTTAGCGACTAGCCGAGGCGGACCTGGTAACTATGTTATTGGAGGCGGTAGCGGTGGAGCAGGTCCTGTTTCAGAAATGGACAGGGCTAAGGCTCTTATTGCAGCCACTCCTGTACGAGGTACGAGGAATGAACCGCCTAACCAGAATCAATAACTTTGAAAGGAGAGGAGTTAGTGATAAGCTCTGAGGATTGGGCATACCTAGCGGGTATCATAGATGGTGAGGGCACTATTCAGCTTAGCCAAGCCTCTACTAGGTATAATGGTGGAAACAACTATAAGTACATGATAAGGATTTACAACACTGATACTAATCTGATTGAATGGATTCACGAAAGGTTCAGTGGAAATGTTAGAGTCCATAATCGTGGAAAGGTTGGAGAAGCCTTCGGTAAGAAACCTATTCATATGGTGGACTGGAGGAACGTTGACGACATAGGAGATATCCTCCAGGGAGTTATGCCATATCTGGTAGTTAAGAGGGACTTAGCAGAAACTCTGATGGGCTTTATCTATATTCCTCAATGGGAAAAAGAAATGCGAAAAATAGTTACAAATAAATTTAAGGAGGCACGTGATGGCGGATAGTGGAGGACATTGGCGGACCTTAGCCGAGGCTCAGAAACTTACTCAGTCTCTAAAGATTCCTGGCGTATTCGAGGAAGACATCAAGAGGAACAATCCTATTGAGAGATTCCCAGTTGCGCAGGCTGCGGGGACTGGTCTGAAGATTGAGTGGCTGAGGGAGAAAACAACTACCGAGGATGCGGTTGCTGATAATGACATCGGAGGGCAGCTGTCCTGGTCAGATGATGTCGAGTACGAAGAGAAGGAATCGACTCTTCGCCGCTCTTACATTCAGCGTAAACTCGACCACTACGTTGAAGGTATTTATAGTACCTACAACAACTACGAGGCTCGAGTTCTGCTGGAGTCTGAGAAGGGCATGAAGCGCAAACTCGGTGCAAGACTCATCTATGCGGATACTACCTACGGGGGCACTCCTGCCCAGTTTGATGGTCTCCATGCACTGGCAGCAGAGCATGGTACAGCCTGGACTCCATCTGCTACTACCAACGACCCGAAGAACATTGATGGTAGCGGTACTGGACTAAGCCTGGGTGACCTGAGGGTACTCATTGACTCCATGCTACACGGCGTAGATGAAATCCTAGCTCCGTTTGAGATTATCCGCCGACTCGATGCAGCCTATCAGGAGAAGGGCTTTGCTGGTCTCGCCTACAATGTTGCTGGCAATATGGGCTTCCTATCAATGGGCTTCAACGACCTCGGCAAGAGAGTGCTGTTCTGGGACGGTATTCCTATTGTTAGGACTGACTATCTGGTCAAGGAAGAGGCAGACACTGGGACTGGCGCCTCATCTGATGCCAGAGCATTGTTCAGTTCTACTGGAGCGTACTCTATCTTTGCAGTCAAGTACGGTGACGGGAACGTGATGAGCGAGAATCCTGGAATATTCTTTGCTTATGGCGGAACAGAAGGTCAGGGAGACCTGTACAAACTTGTCCGCTTCCCCGAACTGGAAGACTACGATGCAGGCGGCATCAGGCTTGTTACCTACGGCACAGTCATTCTGCCATCTTCTCTTAGCCTGGGCAGAATCTTCGACATCAACGATACTGCCGTAGTACACTAGCATATAAAATAAACCTTAAGGAGGTTAAAGCAAATGCCAACTTTTGAAGAAAAGGTAATGTCTAGAGGGAACAGTCGTCATATTGGTGACGAGCGTAGTTCATACAGAATTCACAGCAAGGACTACGTAAGTACCTCAGGAGACATCAATGCTGTCCAGATTAAACCTAATGTCTCTGTCGGTGGCACTACTGGCATGACTGGTCTTGAAGTGTCTCCTAGATTCGCTGACGGTATTGCTGGTAGTGGTCTGGTAGCTATTAAGGCTGACCCTCAGTGCAAGGGCACTACTGGGAACCTGTCGGGCGGAGTGGTAGCAGTTGAGGCAAACATTGACCTTGGCGACCCTGCTGCCTCAAGGACTATTGGTGGCGACATAGCAGCATTCTCAACATTTCTAGACCTGCCCAGTGGCATTGTTCATACTGCTGGTCTGAATACTGTTATGAAGGTACGGACTGTAAATGCTGCTAAGTGGGATGGTTTCCTGAACATTGATGACCTTAACACTGGTGTAACTCGGACAGCTGCCTATTCGGGTGGAACATCCCAGTATTTGATAGTATATATCGGTACTGTTCCTTACACCATTGCTATGGCAAGAAATGCTTAAGGAGGTAACATGGTAAAACTAGCGTGCATAGGAACTTGCTATCTGCCTACTGGTAAGAAATCAAAGGAGCATCCTAATGGTGCTCTCAAGAAGTACGAAGACCAGGTCTATGACAGTGACCCAGATGGCGACATCTATGAGTTCACTGAAGAGCAGGTCGAGATGGCTATGGCTACAGGCAACTTCGTACCAGTAGAAGGGTAAGCACCAGAGGCTTAGGGGGAGAGCCTTTAATCTCCCCCACTTGACTAGAGGAGGTTATCATGGCAGGAATAGAACTTGAGGAACTGAAAGCTGACAAAGCCGAGTATATGGAGAGAGTCCTTTTGTATGAGGAGAGTCTTCAGGAATACCATTCAAAGGTGCAAGAGCTTCAGGCAGCTATTACCCACAATAAGGGTGCTCTGGCTCAGGTGAACACTAATATCAGAGCAGTTGAAGAGCGGATGAAGGCTGAGGAGGAAGAGGAGAAGAGGAAGGCTGATGAGGAATTAGCTGCACCGAAGGAGGTTGAGGATGGCGACTAAAGGAGTACCGAAGAGGAACGGAAGTGGTAGAGGAGTCCGAGCTAACCGAGGTAGGGGAGGTTGCAAGAGCACTAGAGCTACTGGCAGAGGGAGGAACCGATAATGCCACTCGCTGTAAGTAATCTAACTGACAAGTCCACTACAGAACAAATCCGAGAAGCCATTTCTGCAACAATTAAGTACCTGATGGAGAACGAGGGAAAGAGTCAGAAGGATGCGGCAGGTCAAGCATACGGAATGGCGAGGGACAAAACTGGAAAAGAACTGAACTTTGGAAAGTGAGGTAGACAATGATAGCCTGTCAGAAAACAAGACTAACCGCAGCAGGTAACATAGTAGGTAGACCTGCCATGCTGCACTGGATTCTGTTTGAGAACCCAGAAGGTTCTGCTCAGTCTGCTACGTTGAATGATGCTGCTAGTGCAGCTACTGGGGAGATAATAAAACTCCGAGCACCAGCAACTACGACTATAGTGATTCCCTTTGACCCTCCGATGCCTTTCGGCACTGGCATCAGGATAAGTGCATTTAGTCATGCTAATGTTAGAGTAGTCGGTGGCTATACTGAGTAGGAGAGGTAACAATGGTAAGGTCAGTATCCGATACTCTCAAAGCTGCCCAGTCTGCTGCTAGTCGGACTCCTTATGTCCACATGGTCTTTACTAGCTATGATGCAGGCACGACCTATGACCTTAGCACCAACAGTGCAGCTTACGGAAATAGGATTCTGCTTATTGACCATGCAGAAGAGGCGTACAATGACTATGCTATTGTTACCCTGAGAGACTATGACCGAACACTTCCGAACCTGCTAGGCTACTGGACAGAAATTGGCTATGGTGATATTACTGGGGGAGAGAATGAGTATGCTGCCACTCCTCGCCTCTGGGTCAAGCACCAACAGCATATCAGTGCGGCAGGCAAACTACTGGTAATTCTTGAGCTTGAAGGTATGTGGGCTAAGTTAAGGGAGACTAAGCTGCGGATGGGCAGTCCCCCGTACTACATAGCTACAACTGGTGCTGGTAACTTTGGAGCAGCCAAAACTATCTACGGTATCCTTGAGTATATCATTGAGAATGAGATAGACCCTTCTATGTACCTGGACGCTCTGAGCGAAGATGACTCTATTATGGATACTTTGAAGCCTGCCTTTGAAGTCAACAGTGCCCAACCTTTCGAGGACGCAGGGCAGGTCATTTATCGTTTGCTTAAGATGACAAAGAGTTTCCTCCGAGCACAGAATGGAATGGCATGGAAGGTTAAATATCCGCAGGACTCTGATGCTGACGACTTGACATATTACTCTAATGTGTCTCCATACTTCTATGAGTACACTGAGCGCAAGAATCTGCTTGTCCCGAATAGAATCTATGTCCTTGCTAATGCAGGTTCTGACGGTCTTTGGACTAATATTATAACTGGACAGGCTGATGATACCGACAGCCAAACTGCCTATGGAGTTGTACCTGAGATTATCCTAGCTCCTGAGATTGATAATCAGGCAGACGCAGATGCCAGAGCAGCAGCTATACTGCAACGGTGGAGAGCAGAATGGGTAGGTGGAAGATTGATAGTTCCCCATGATTGCCAGATGGAACTGTATGACCGACTAGCAATGATTGATAGTAGAGGAACGTAGTGGCTGACAGATTAGCATACAGCAGAAAGTTTAATCAGTACGGGAGCCATACAGAGGCTGCAGTCGGTATAGGTCTTGCTCAGTTATTTTGGGTAGATAAGGATGCAGTTCTTAGTGACATCTATCTATTTACTCAGAACAACGATGTTGTGACTGCTGTTGTATCAATTAGGAAAGTAGATGGTAGTGACTTGCCGATTGGTGACAACTTGGTTAGCGCTGTTATTGACCTACAGAACGGAGTACTTGCTGGAGGCTATGTTTCTCATCCTGTGTATAAACATACAATATCGCTGCCTCTTAGTGTAGATAAAACTACTCACTATGCTATAGTAGCTTTAACTTCTTATGGCACTCCAGACTGGTGGTTGACTTTCCGAAATACTTCTTGGGACACTGGCAGTTATCCGAAGGACGAAGGTAGCGACAACTATGTGGTTCGGTACAGGAGGTCTACTGATGGAGGAATCACCTGGGTTCCAGCAGGCTCTCCAACAGGTCAATGGAACTTTGAGGTATACGGGATAAATGCGGTTAAGTATCCGTCTAATGACTTTACTCGAGTAACTGGTATCCGCCATATCTTCCGACCTGGCAGCTATCGCCTCGAGGCGACTTTAGGTGATGTATCTACATCTGTCGAACTTCCCCAACGTGATGTTAGGGTTCCTTCAGTTGTTCCTACTAAGGAAGCAAAGCCTGAAAAGGCTGCTCCGTTGAGGCTACCTAGGAGAACCGTTCCTGAGCTTATTGAGGCTTTGAGAGAGGAGGGTGCCTCTGCTGACGTAACTGCTGCTGAACCACTTCCTATTAGAGCAGGTATTCTAGAGCAGTTCAAACCTATATCTCGGGAAGATTTAGAAAGACTTGGCACAGTTATAGGCTATGAGGCTCCTCCAGAACCTAGCTTATGGCAACGATTAACTCCCTGGAAGGAAGAGAGAGGAGAAACATTCGGCACTACCTTTGTATCTACATTCCGTCAAGGTTTTGAGGAAGTAGCAAAGTTAGGTGAGCTTTATAGGAGACTCTTTGGAGGTCTGTTTAAGTGATATGGACACATTGATTACTACCCTAATCTCACACATTGGACCTAATAAGCAGCCGCATACTCTTACCCGAACCTCTGATGGAATACTCTATGCGGTAGCTGGAGTTACTGCTAACCAACTCCTCGATACTAGACCCACTTCAGTCTACGTATCTACCGATAATGGGCTTACCTGGGAAAAAGACGTTGAATGGGTGCAGGCGAGGAGTGCTGGAAATCACTCCCATTGTTGTGCCCACATCGCTATAGATGGTCACGATACAGTTCATGTTGCCTGGTCGAGTTGGAATGGAACTCATCCGAATCGGCATGGCTATCTCTCATATGCCACTAAGCCGAAGGGCGGTTCTTGGAGCGGGGTCACTGACATCACTGACTATGTTGAAGGGGGAGGGGCCTCTCTGAGCAATGCTGTCCTCTCGATGGTAATTGATGGTCTGAATCAGGTTCATATCCTTTATCTAGTACGTCAATACCCTGCAACACCAGAGTACTACAATGAGCATCACTGGTACGACGGCAGTTGGCATAAGGAAACCGTCTACGGCGGATATTCAGGTGTCATGTCTATACTGACGGTTGACCCCGATAATACTCTTTACCAACTTTACCGAGATGCGGGTTATACGAGACATCTTGGCACAAAGCCCCTAGGTGGGAGCTGGTCGACAGAGGAGCTACCGTTTACTGTTATCAGTTTTTGCTCCGACAAAGACGGAAACCTCCACTTTGTCGGAGGCACCAAATACAGGCGTCGCAATAGCGACCTGTCCTGGGGGGATGAAGAGACATATACAACAGCCACGATAACCTATGCTAATATCTCAGTAAGTCAAGATGGCATCGTTCGCATTCTTGGTGGCAGAGGGAGCCCTCAGTACAAATGGCGATGCCATACTAGGACCCTCCTTGGAGTCTGGAGCTATGTGGACATAGGCGATTGGATTATGGTACTGGGAGTCGGCGCTGCATTCTTACACGCTATTTTTCCTGTTTATGGGACCTATTACCCCTGTCTACTCAAAAGTGGCTATGCTTTTGTCTATGAGACGACTCAGTACCGCTTTGCTGCTGACCCAGAAATTCCTGCCCCTTCAGTTATATACCCGTCTGATGCTATTACTAGAGTGACTGGTATCCGTCACATTTATCGTCCTGGCAGTTACCGTCTAGAGGCAACTCTTGGGGATGTATCCACTTCCATTGAAGTTCCTCAACGAGATATTCAGATTCCTACTGTTGTACCTGCTGACTCTACTAAGATTCCAAAGCCTCCAAAAACTATTCCGCTGAGAGTTCCTGAGAAGACTGCTCCTGAACTGATAGAGGCTTTGAGAGAGGAAGGTATATTCGGAGCTTCTGCTGATGTGACTGCTACTGAAATACTCGAGATTAGGGAAGGTATACTAGGGCAGGTGAAGCCCTTATCTCGGGAAGACTTAGAGAAGCTCGGTACAATCATAGGTC